TTACCTGGCGACATCCACCAGAACGCCTGTCCTGGCGGCAATCATTGCATCCGCTGTCGTCGCCACTTCAGCCTGCAGATCGATGCTGGCATCTGGAGCTTCGAGCGTAACAACAAGAGAATAGCGCGCATTTTCGAGAAATCGGTTCTGGCTCGGTCGATCCCTCCACCACCCCATGACTGGATAGACTACGAGTTGATTTCGTGAGGCGAGATCGACTGCCGGGCCTGTCCATGTGTCGCAATGAAGTGAACCCGCAGCAATCGCCTTCGGACCAAAGTCCCAGTTCGGGTCATCGTCACGCTCACCTCTTCGCAATTTCTGGCCCATCTTAGCGTTCTGACTACGCCGGAAAACGCTCTCAGTCTCTTTGGGCCGCTTTAGGTCAAAGCGGAGTCCGAACGATCGATAGCGCGCCGGGTCCAGCATGGACCCCTTAAGCGGATACGGTTCGACAAAGTAGGACAGTGTAATCTTCAATTTGACTTGGCAGTTGCCCAGCTGCTGAAGTGTTTGAGTTGGCCAAGGCAGTTCATAATAGTGGGCATTGCCATAAGTGATACTGCCAACGCGCCGCATGGGATCGCGGCTGCTAACTTGTGGACGGTCAAACGGCTGAATGTCGGCTTGTGCTACCAGCGCGAGATCGTTCGATGCCGAAGCTAGCGCACGAGCGAGGTCTGGCATGCCATAGCCGAATTTGCGCCGGAGGGCGGCGCGGGCGGTCTTACCTCCTGCTGCATTCACTTCGGCAAGCATAGGTGGCGTCCAACGCGCACTGTGAACCATCAATGCACGAACAGTTTCAGGCCAGTATCTTGGGTGATTTGACATGATTTGAGCAGCCATTCTGGCAGCTTGCGCTGTCGCTGCACTCGTAGCGCAAAACGCCGTCAGTGCGTCCCGCGTACCACCCTTGCCTGTGGAGACCAGCGACAAGGAAGGCATTGCATCAGAGACCTGATCACCACGCGCATTTGTCGCTCGATTACCAGCCTCGAAAACGATTTCCGGTTTTATTGGTGTTGTGCCGTCAGGCCAGTCAGACGAGGTGCGGCTGTACGGGCTAAGATCGCCGACAGCTGCGCAAGCAGACCAGGTGGCTCGCTGATTTACCTCAATCTGATCTTTGAAGGTTACGCCTCCGACGGTCAGTGCATTCCATGCCTGTGCTGGATTGCTACCCGCATGAAGCGTCTGCTCGCTGATTGTGGCCCACGTATCGTTATGCCCGATGTTTCCGACAGCCTGAATGAATAGGCGCCGGGGAGGCTCCTCTTCATCGCCAGCATCGACGCCCGCTGCCATGTCATCGATGGCCGCGCTCCACCTTGTGGGGCGATCTCCGCGAATTTTTGGGTCTGTTGCTGCTGAGCAAATTACCCGTTTTCTGTTAGGATTCCGCTCTTCAGCAAGCGCTACTGCTGATTGCGTAATTGCGCCGTAATTGGCGGGATCATCATCGGCCCTCGGGATAGGCGGTATAAATTTCACGCTTTCGAGTCGGTGTCGCAATCGCGGGGTAGAGGCATCTGCTAAAGGCCCAGTCAGGTCACCATGCAGCGCAAGGCCCGCCATTGGTGTTCCATGGCCCGGCCCATCATAGTGATCATCTCCGCCCCAATCGTTGTCTATCGTTTGTACATCTTCTGGCGCCAGAACCGGCTCAATTAGAGGATGTGCACGGTTCACGCCGGTGTCGAGCAGGCAAACTGCCGGAACGTCGGTCCCAGGCCAAACTATCCTATTTGCAAGATCGTCTACTAGACCGTCCTGCTCCCGGCCGGAAAGATCGACCAAAATGGCGGGGTCGTCGGTTGCAAAGCCGATCTCGGCTAGGCCAGGTTGCCCAATATTGAGCATTTTTTCAAGCTGGCAACGGGTAGCATGGACAGGGATAATGCGAACATCAGGGAAAGTACTCCATCTTTCCTCGGGGGCTACCTGCATATCGAGCGCGCGGGAAAGACCAACTACCTCGTCGACGTAAATGTCCCAGCACCATAGGCCCCACCATGACGCGGTACCATCTGCTGGTGGCAGTAGTGCGGGATCCTCTCGCCAAAGGTCGATGAGCTCTGTTGGTGCAAAGCCTTCTATCGGCTGCATTACGCCCGCCAGTGGAGGATTGCCTTTCTCAGTCAAAGCTCCAGTTCGATAACGCTCGACGCGTTCGGTGATATAGTCCCTTGCGTCCTGATCACGGACGTGCAGGACCATTTTGCGCTTATCGCCATCCTCTCCGGCAGCACTTTGACGAATGCCCTTATCGATCTTTTCGATGTCGAGCTCTTTGGCGGCGCGGTCGAGTAAAACTGTCACGAATGCCCCTTCGCCAATAGTAACTCCGGGCGGAAGCGCGTCTTGCTTTGGACGACGGGCCTCTGTGGTTTCGAACGATGCGGCAAGACCCGCACTCAATCGATCTCCATGTTGCTCGCGGTTACGGGCAAAGGTTGTCCCGCCTCGCGCCTGATGAGCCATGTAAGAATGCGGCGTCAGCAGGGATGTAATATCGATATGCCCACGGTCGTAATCAGCCAAACTCTAGCCCGAAATCTCTTGGTTACCGTTAAAGATGTTGCGCATATCGTGACGAGCCGTGAGCTGCTGTAACAGATCCTCAGTGCGCACTACATTGCGTTCCGACAACAAGGCGACCTTCGCCGCCTCGTCGGCCGCGCGCGCAAGTTCAGCTTGGCTAAGCCCTGACCCCGCTTCGACTATTTTGCTCCATGCAATCCGAGGGTACTTCATCGGTCGTAGATGATTGCGGATAACCTCACAGATCTCGTCAGGAGACGGCATATCGAAGCTCAGAACCTCGTCAAATCTGCGCTGCAAAGCTCGATCGAGAAGTTCGGGGTGGTTTGTCGCTGCTAAAACTAGGCTATCTGTAGACGTAGGTTCTTCCATAAATTGCAGAAAGCTGTTCAGCACTCGCCGCATTTCGCCCACATCATTCGTCGCGTCTCGTCTCCCGCCGACAGCATCAAATTCATCGAAGAGGTAGACTCCGCGATGCTTGATCGTCTCGTCGAAAACCAGCCGCAATTTGGCGGAAGTTTCACCCATGTAACGCGTGATCAGCCCTTCAAGCCTTACGACGAAGAAAGGTAGGCGCAGCTCACCTGCCAGCGCCTCCGCAGTCAGAGTTTTTCCAGACCCCGGCGGTCCAGCAAAAAGAAGGCGTCGTGAGGGTGTTCGATTGCCTTCGCGAAGCCAAGCGCGGCGGTCTTGCTGCACCACAACGCGATCTAGCTTTTCGCGGAGAGGTCCGGCCAGAACAACTTGGGAAAGTTTCAACCTAGGTTCACGAAGATCGAGTAAACCTTCGAGATCACCACGAGGGCGAGCTAAGGAAACTCGAACCGATGGCTTGTCCCCTCTGCTGCGCCGCAAGTCCTCAACTGCAGCTCGAAGCTGCTCGGCGTTGCTACGTCGCCCCTGGCGCGCTTCAGCCGCAGCAACTTGCAGGGCGATCGCAAGGAACTGGTCCTCGTCGCCTTCTGCGCGACTGCGCAACATAGAAAGGATTTGCTTGGTATTGGACATTGGTTTTCATGGGCTCGTATAGCGAGTCTAGACGTGAAGCCTCGCGTTGCCAATCGAAATGAATAGTGCCGCCCATGGTCAAATTCGCCGACCTTTCGACGGATTTGACGTCAAAGATTAATCGGCATTTCTCTGCTGCGGAATCGCTTCTCGGTGCCTTCGACGACTATCCAGCAACAGACTGCTACGCAAGATCGTCTATCAAACCGCAACAATGTTCTGTATTTGTTCATACCCATGACGCGCCGCAGCACACCTCAAGCCAAGATCGACGATTCGGCCTTCCCGGTCCGGGTGCTGATCTGCGTGCCGGAGATGGGCTTTGGTCGTCGGACCGATGCGCTGCATGAGTGGCTGGCGACGCGGATAGGCAGGGGAAACTATGCCTTGCATGGCGGCGGGCGCGGCGGCACGCGGGACCGGATTGCGCTCTATTTCCGTGAACCTGATGCGGCCAGCGCCTGCCTGACGGCCTTTCCTGATCTGGAACTGGCTGACGGAACCTGCCTGCCGGGCTACAGTTCACCCTATCTGCCCTTTGGCAGCTCCGAGGACGACGACACCGTGTGCAACCTTTACAATCAGACCACCACGCAGGAGGCGATGCGCCAGCTTTTCAAGGGTCTGACCATGACCGACCGCGCGGGCAATGTCGCACCGGGCAAGGTCTATCCGGATCAGCTGGCACCGATCATCCGCCATGATGGCAGTTCGCTGGAATTGGTAAAGGCACGGTGGGGGATGCCATCGCCGCCCTCGGTTCTGAAGACCCAGCGGGATCCGGGCGTCACCAATGTCCGCAACCTGAACTCGCCGCATTGGCGGCGCTGGCTGGGGCCAGCAAATCGCTGCCTGGTGCCTGTCACGGCCTTCGCCGAACCGATCAAGGGCGGCAATCAGTGGTTCGCGCCCTCGAAAGCAGAAGCGCCGATGTTCTTCGCCGGGATCGAGGTCCGGGGCTGGAAGTCGGTCCGGAAGGTGAAGGATGGCGAAACAACCGACGATCTCTATGCCTTTCTGACCTGTGCGCCCAATGCCGAGGTGAAATCGGTGCATCCGAAAGCCATGCCGGTCATTTTGACCGATCACCGGGATTGGGAGACCTGGCTTTCGGCGCCGATCGAAGTCGCCAGCAAGCTGCAACGCCCGCTGCCGGATGGCGCATTAGCGTTGGTAGACGCCCCGGCCGAGGCGTCCTGACATTAGCGATCAGCCAGCGCACACCCGCGCCTGCGCCCGCATCACCGCATAATCCGCCATCATCCCGACCAGCGCGGCATCTTCGGGCAGCGCCTCCAGCTCCACCGCCGCCCGGTCCCGTACCGCTTTTTCGTAAGCGACGACCGGCGGACAAACTGCGCCGCCCGGATCAGAACCGCCCGCCGCGCAGGCGGTCAGCGAGATCGTCGCGATCACGAGGGCGGGTGCTGGCTGCTTCCAGCATGCGGCGTTGGATGTCATTCTGGCGCTCCATCTGTTTCAGGCGTTCGGCGTGGCGGCCGGCGGTTTCGCCTGCCCGCCGCAGGTTGATGAGGAAAAGCAGGACCGCGCCGATCAGCGCGGCCCCGATGATCAGACGCCGCGCCCAGTGCGACGCCAGCAGCGCAACGAGGGCGCCCATCACCGTCTTCCCCGGTTCCAGTCGTCGAGCCGGGCCCAGACGGTCAGGCCGATCCCGGCCAGCGCCATCGCGATGAAGGCCCAGCGCAGAGTGTCGAGATAGGGGATCAGCGGCTCGATGGCCGATTGCGCATCGCCGAGCGCGTCCTGAGCAATTTCGATGCCTGCCGCTCCGACGGTGGCAATCCCGGCCGCGCCGCTGCCCTTCATTGTCCGGCTGTCGGCCAGATGTTCGCGGGCTGGCGGTTGGTCCTCCGCGAATGGCATGGCACGGGCCGGGAAGGGATCGCCCCAGCGCCGGGCGGGGCCGAGATCGATATGCATGAAGCCGGATCGCGGATAGCTGCCGAAGCCCAAAAAGCCCTCGGCCCGGGCTGCCTTCTCGAATGAGGCCGGATCGTGATTGGCCATGGAGATGTCGAAAGCGGTGCCTCCTAGATGCTTGGAGCGCTTCGCTCCACGCACCCGGGCGTTATGTTCCGGGCTGCGATAGCCGGAATTCACGATCAGCGGCTTGCCGAGTCGGGTTCGCAAAGCCTGCAGCCGGTCGAGGGCTTGCTCGTGGATCAGGATCGCGCCGGTGCCGCGGCAGGCGATCTCGGCGGGCGAGAAGTTCGGCCAGCGCCATGTTTCTTTCGGCACGTCGCGCCAATGGCTGTAGAAACGGGTGGTCATGAGGATCCTCCGGACAAGAAAAAGGCCCACCGGAATGGCGGGCCGTGGGGTGATGAGTCTGTGGTTGGCACTGATTGCCGCCCAGCGGATCAGCCGCCTTCGCCGAAGAGCTTCAGCTTCAGCGCAATCCCGGCCAGCAGGGTCAGGATCAGGCCTGCGGTCAGCATGCGGATGATTGTCTGGGCGGCGGTGCGGCGCATCAGGCGAATGCCTTCCAGCAGCGCCCGCAGGTCACGGATATCGAGCGCGGCTTCCCTGCCGTCGAGCCCGGCATCGACAAGGGCGCGTCGGGCACCTTCCTGCGCGGCCCGGGCGAGCAGATCCTCGAATTCGCTCTCGCTCATCTGCAGTATGTCGTCGAGACGTTTGGGTGTCATCCGATCTTCGTTCCCCAGAATGTGGTGTGGTCGGCCGCGAAATACCCATCCGCCGCCCGAAACGTGCCTTGCAGCGCGACCGTGTCGTCTGCGTCCAGCGACACCAAGGTCTGCAGCCAGAGCGCGGTCGCTCCCGAGACATGCGCGCTGGAAATCTCGCCGAACGATCCCCTGATCTCTGTCGATCCGTTCAGGACCAGCCGCCCGCGCATCCGGGCGCTGGTATTGGCGTTGATCTTGTAGAGCAGCGATGCGCCAAAGAGATAGGTTCCCGCGACCGGCGCCACGAAGCGGTTGGTGCCCGCATCGAAACAGCCCTGATCATTGTAGTCCGCCACATTGATCCCGAGCGTGGTCCAGCTGTCAGTCGCCACGTAGTTGTCGTAGTTGGTATACGCCTTGAAGCGCGGCAGGTTCGGCTGGTTGGCGATGCCCGTCGCCGGATCGACGCCCAGCGCATCGCTGAAATTGCTGCCATCCGACGAGACGGCGATGCGCAGCTGATCCGATCCGAACATGCCGATCAGGGCCCGTGTGGAAAACCCGGTCTGCAGGATCAGCCCGGCATCGTCAGTACCGGTTTCCCGGTTCAGCGTCTGGGTCAGATCGCCGCTGCCGCCATCCGCCGCATATAGCGCGGTCCAGAGGGCGCTGTTCAGCTTGGCAGAAAAGGGAGCACCCGTGCTGGCCGCCATGCCGATGCCAAGGCGGGTCAGATCGTCGAGGCCGGTGGGGATCACCGGTTGCCAATCGGCACCGTTCCGGACCAGCAGAACTGCCTCATCCTCGACCCATGCCCGCCAGCCCTCGCGCGGCGGGAGGCGCAGCCAGGCGCCATCGGTCCAGAGCGCAACATTCAGATCCCAGCCCGCCCAGCCGCCGGTCGCGCCAGAGGCGACAATATAGCGGTCGCCATCGGTGGGGCTTGCAGGCGCTGCGGTCATTTGTCGGCTTTTGACCGAGAGCTGGACAAGCCCGTCGAGCAGGCGCAGGGCCTCGTTATGGGTGACGTGTTTCTGCGCCTGCGCCGCCATCAGATATGGCAGCAGCAGATTCGTCGTGCTGTCGGACATTTTTGGGTTTCCCGGTCGTCAGAGATAAAGCGTGGTGGTGATGGCGGTGCCGCGCCCGATCCGGGCAGAGAGCTGACAGATGCGGATGGTCAGGCTGTCGCCCGAGGCCAACAGTCCGCCGAAATCCGCCACCTGATCTGCGCTGCGATAGGTGACGGAGGTGCTGCTGGATTCGAGACCGCGCCGGACGGTCGCACCATCAAGGATCTCGACCGACCATGCCTCTCGTTCTTCCGCCATCGGCACTTCCATGCCCTGCCAGCTATCGGCGGCGAGGGTGCGGGAGCGGCGTGTCCAGCGGATCACCAGATCACCGGGCACATGCGGGCGGCGCCATGGCTGGTCGACATGGACCGGCGAGAAGGGCCGCAGACCCTCGCCCTCAGGGGTGAAGCTTACCGCCACAAACGTGTCGCTGCTGACCGGATGACGGGCCGGTCCGATGCGCCAGTTGAAGGGAATGCCGAGATCGGCTTCCGGGATCGGCAGCGGGGTCAGGGCCTCGTTCAGCATCACCACCCGGGCCCTGGCTGGGGTTGGATGGCCCATGGCCTGTTCGGTGCCACGCTGGCCACGTAGCAACCGGGACAGGCGGTATCGCTGGGGCGCGATCAGCTCGGCATGGCCCGCCTGGACGATCTCCCAGCGCCCCGGCGCGGATTCCACCGCCAGCGCATTGGCGCCCCCGAACAGCGCCAGATCGCTGACGCTGTCCAACTGGCCGCTCGCCAAATCGAGGATCAGGACATTGCCGAGATCGAAACGCGAGGTGGGACCGGGCCATAGATCGGCGGCCAGACGGCCCATGTGCGCGAGGCGGCGCAGCGTGGTGACCAGTTCGAACCCGTCACCACTTGGGCTTCGATACACCGCCAGAGCGCCGGGCCAGGGTTTTGCCGTGGCGGCGATCAGCGGTCGATGCGCCGGAACATCGTCGCGCAGCTTCGGAAGATCGAGCAAGATCACCTCTGGAGGCCCAAAAGTGACGGCGCGGGGCAGGGTGGCGGGCCGCTCGGCGCCGGGCGGCAGGTCATAGGCCTCCCGGTCCTGCCGCACGGCCTCGATGCCGCGCGCTTCGGCATCGGCCACGGCCGTCAGGCGGAACTGCTGCGCGCGCCCATCGTGGGTGAGCGCGATGACATCGGCCGGATCGAGCGCCAGTCGCGAGGGCGGCAGGCGAAACACCGCGCTTTCCCGACCCGCCCAGGCTTCCTGCAAAGCCCGGCGGCAGCGGCGCTCGGCCTCTTCGGGCGGCACGGCCATGGGAAAGCTCTCGGAGGCGATGCGACTGGTGTCGACGGTGATGCGGGACGCCTCGACCAAGGCGGCATCGTAATCTTCATCGGCTCGCGCCAACTGCCATTTGAGCGCCTGCGGCAGTTCGGTTTCCTGCGCCCGGGTCAATTCGATCGCTTCGCCGCCCGTGTTGCCCGCGACGAGGTCGTCATAGGCGATACTCGCAATCGGCGCCCGGCCGCGCATGATGAAGCGGATCACGCCCTCGCTTTCGACCGCGTCGAAGCCGAAATGCCGTGCCAGCGTGGTGATCGAGGCGCGGGGGCTTTCGAGGGCGGTGATCGCATAGCCCTCGGCGGCGCCCCAAAGGCCCGTGACATCGATGCGGCTTTCCGACAGCCCGGCGCGGAGGCAGAGATGGCGGACGAGGGCGGCCAAGGACACCGCACCCAGCCGCCCGGTCAGCCAATGGCCGAGCCGCCAGTTGTCGCCATCGGTCCAGACATCGTCCAGCGCCGGAAAGAACGGATAGGGTCGTGCATCCCAGGTCCAGGCGGCGCATTCCGAGATCTCGACCATGCGGCCTGCGTATTCCATCGAGACCGGATTGTTCGCAGCTTTGCCCCAGAACAGATAGCTGGCCTCCAGATAGGCCCGCTGGATGGCATCGTCACGCCAGCCGCGCGAGAAATACGGCACGAAGCTTTCGGAAGACTTCGGGTCATAAAACACGTTCGGCTGGTTGGTGCCGCGGTCGATGGCCGGGCAACCGAGTTCGGTGAAGCGGATCGGTTTTGATCCGGGCAGCCACGCCGTCGGTGTCACGGCTTCGACGCCGCCCGGCCGATCATAGTGCGGGTTCGACCACCAAGCGCGCAGGTCTTTGGGTCTGAACACCCACGGCTTTCCATAAGTCCCGTCGGTGATCGGGGTCCGGACCTGTGCCGCGCGGTCGGCCTCTGACGCATAGAACCAGTCGAACCCTTCGCCGCCCGCGATATTGGACTGCAGATAGGCCCGATCATGGATCGCGTGCCAATCGGCATCCGCATCCAGATGGTCAAACCCGTCGCGCCAGTCCGAGAGCGGCAGGTAATTGTCGATGCCGATGAAATCGACATTCTGGTCGGCCCAGAGCGGATCGAGATGGAAGTACACATCCCCGCTGCCATCTGCAGGCTGATGCCCGAAATATTCCGACCAGTCGGCGGCATAGCTGACCTTCGTACCGGGCCCGAGGATAGTCCGGATATCGGCGGCCAGCGCCCGAAACGCCGCGACGGCCGGATAACTGTTCCCGTTGGACCGGATCGTGGTCAGCCCGCGCATCTCCGAGCCGATCAGGAAGGCGTCGACCCCGCCTGCCGCCGCGCAGAGATGGGCGTAATGCAGCACCATGCGGCGCAGCCCATGATCGCCGGGATCGCCCGCCCAGCGCACCTCGTCGCCGGTGACGGTGAAATCCGACGGCGAAGCGCTGCCGAAGAACGCCGCGACTTGATCTACCGCAACCTCCGTCTTGTCGGCGCTCCCGGCCTGCCCAGCTGCGGGCGCACAGGTGATCCGCCCGCGCCATGGGAAAGCGGGCTGACCGGTCCCGGCCGTATGGTCCGTATAGGGATCCGGCAGGGTATTCCCCGGCGGCACATCCATGAGAATGAAGGGATAGAAAGTTACACGCAGGTCGCGCGCCTTCATCTCGCGGATCGCCTGCACCACCGCGAAATCCGCTGGCGTGCCACCATAGACTGGACGATCTTCCTGATCACGGCTGACAAGATGGGCATCGGCTCGGCTCACGCCGTTCACGGACCACGTCCTCGGACTACTGGCTTTCTCGGCCACCTCGGCCCCGGGCCGGATGGCGCAGTGGCCGCAGCGCAGGTCGTTGCCGAACCAGGCGACGACCAAGCTGACGCTCTCGACCTTCGGCGCCATGGCCTGCAGCCTGTCCAGCGCCACGATCATGTCGGGGTTTCCGGGCGCTGCGTTCAGGTTCTCGGCCGAGCTGGTGCCATTGCCGCCCTTGCGGATGGCCTCAGTGGCATAGGTGAACTCGCCTGATGCGGGGATCAGGGTGACGGCGCGGGTCAGACCCTCCGCCGTGTCGGGATCGGCCAGCGGCCGGAAGACCTCAAACGAAAGCTGCGGCAGGCGGTTGCCATAATCACTCAGCGGCAGATCCTCGAAGACGACATAGGCGGTGCCGCGATAGGCCGGGGTCGCGTCATTCCCCATGGTGGTGGCGATGAAGGGATCGGGTTCCTGCGTCTCAGAGCCCGGATACCAGCGCCAGGTAATTCCCGACGTATCCAGAGGCTTGCCGTCCGCCCAGATGCGACCGATGCCGGTGATCTCGCCTTCGCAAAGCGCCACGGCGAAAGACGCATGATAGAGATACTCGGTCGTCTCGACCTTGGGTCCACCGCCCTTGCCGCCGCCCTGCCGGCTGGTCTTCGTCTCCTCGCGGAAATCCGTCGCCCAGACGATATTGCCGCCCATGCGCATGCGGCCGAAGACGCGTGGGATGACCGCACCTTCGGTCGAGGCGGTGATGCGCAGATTGTCGAGCCGGGCGCCTTCGATGCGCTGGGCCGGGGCGAGCGAGGAGACGATCCAGCTGTCCACGGCCGCACCGATGGCCGAGCCGATCATGCTGCCGATGGCGGCGCCCGAAAATCCGAGGATCGCGCCACCAAAGCCGCCGCCAATCGTGGCGCCGACCGAGGCCAATACCAATGTTGCCATAGCGATGAGCTTTCAGATGCTGGGGAAGAGAAAGGCGAAAGCGATGCGTCGCTGCCAGGCAGGCGTCAGAGGTTCTTCGATCACGCCCAGCCGTTCATAGGCGTGGATGAAGCGGTCCGGCGCGGAGAGAATCCCGACATGCTTGGCGATGGCACCTGCACGCATGCGGAAGACGACCAGCGCGCCCGGTCCGGCATCAGCGGCCGGCAGTTCCATCATCATCCGCCGCGCGCCTTCGGCCAGAACTTCGCGGAAACCCGTCTCGCCCCAATCGCGGCTATAGGGAGGGATCGGGAAAGGCTCATCGCCGACCACGTCCCGCCAGACGCCGCGCGCCAGCCCGAGGCAGTCGCATCCGACGCCCCGCAAACTGGCCTGATCGTGATAGGGCGTGCCGAGCCAGCTGCGCGCGGCGGCGATGATGCAGTCCGAATTCGAAGCACTTGGGGATCGTCTACCAGTCAATTTTGTCAGGCCTTGCATCCTGGATTGCCATCGCGGAGCGTATCGCTGGTTCAGACGATGGAGTTGATCTTGGTTCAGTTTGTTGAGGACGTATCTGGCATACGGCGAAACCTGAGGACGCTACGCGGCTATCTTCTTTCACCGAATGAGGAAGATCGCTTCTTTGCTCGAGAGCGATTGCGCCGTGGATACAATCTGGTCGCGGCTTGGGTAGAGGGGGATGTCCTGTTTGGCCCGAGCCGTTTTATTGGTTACAAGAACATTTCGATCAAAACCCACAAAGAGCTTGGCGACCAAAAACGGTTGGACGGAAAGGAAACCAATCCAGTCTTGAACCGCATTCTGGGCGCGCAGATTTTGCCGGATGATCCCCAATGGTCAAAGGTTGAGGAGTCTTTCCTACGCCTTTGTGAGAAGATTGATATTGTTCCCGTCAATCGCGACCGGAAGTACTGGGTTCTGGATGGACTGCGCCCTCGGCAAGCCGGATCCTATTCAGAAGGCGCATTGTCGGTCCATGTGACGACGCGCTACGAGCGAGACCCAGCGGCGCGAAAGGCCTGCATCGAGGCGCATGGCACTTCGTGCATTGTGTGCGGCTTCAGCTTTGAGCGGACTTATGGCGACCATGGCAAAGGCTTTATCCATGTCCATCACCTGAAGCCCTTATCTCAGGCCCGGTCTGGAAGGCACACTGATCCGATCAAAGACCTCGTGCCTGTCTGCCCGAATTGTCACTATATGCTTCATCGAGGTGATCGGCTTCTTTTACCCGAGGAATTGAAGCAAATGATGACGCAAGAATAAGTTCGCATTCGAAGGGGGAGCCCGAGGGCAAAGTGCATCATGCGGTCAGATATGCACGGGATTATGCCGCCTGGTCACAGCACACCGCCAGCATGCCCACCATCCGATGAGGCATAGCGCAAAATTGTGTCCTGGCCCGGAATATGCGGAAAGCCCCGGAAATTGACGACATTCCCGAACTTCTGGCTGCAGGTGGCAATGCGCTTGTCGCAGCCCGCCCGGACGGTGAAGCCGTCGCCCGCGCCGATGGGTCGGATCGGCGCTTCCAGTAGCGTGATGATGGCGATGCCATCGCTGCGATTATGGGCCAGCACCTCAGCGCGGCGTCCGGCATTGGGGCCATTGGTCCATGTGAGCGTGCCGAAGCGGAACCAGCCCGCCTCAAAGCCACCGAGGCCGGAGGCGGTGAAGGCCCGGTCGCGCAGACTGTCGATGACAACGCCCGCGCCGCGAAACGCCGCATCCTTCAGATCGACGCCGCAGCGGGAATCGCCGAGCGCGGCGTCGCAGCTGGCCTGAAAGCTCCGCCCGACGGTCTGGCCGAGGAGATGCGACATTGAGCGGATCTCGGCCACGAAGGCGTGGCGCCCGCGCCGGATCTGACCAATGGCGCCGCGCCGCATCAGCACGCGCTGGCCGGGTGACTGCCAGTTCACCCGCCAGAGCTCGACTTCGGCATTGTCCCAGTGCCCGTCCAGAATATCGGTCTCAGAAATCCGGTCCGAGCGCAGCGCGCCTGCCGCGTCCTGCGCATCGACCGAGAGATCGGCGCCTGAGCGGATCTCGCTCGCTGTCAGCCCGCTTTCCGGTTCGAATTCTGTGCCGTCGAACACCAGCACCCGATCATGGTCGGTGAAACCAAAAGCCAGACCGTCGGCGCGGGTAATGCGCCAGCACCAGGCGAGCGTCGTGGTGCCGCTGTCGAGATGGGTCTGCAGCGCGGGCGGGATATTCTTCATCGCCGGATCTCCAGCAAGGGAATGGAGGTGATGGAGCCGAGGCGTTCGATGTCCAGCGTCACGTCCAGCGCGTCGCTGTCGAACCGGACCGGCACGTCGAATTCGAACCCTGCCGTGATGGCGATGCCGGTGGTGGGCGCGGTGTCGAAACTGACAAGGCCGGTTTTATGGTCGACCGACCAGCCGGAGCTTTGCGCGATACCATTCATAGCGATCTGGACAGTGCCTGCGAACGGTTTGGTGATGGTCCGTGCCCAGGATTGGCCACCCGACGCGTAACGCTTAACCAGCTGAAAACTGGTCGTGACGCCATCGCCCGTGCCGATCTGCTGATCCATTCGCGATGGGGATTGCGAAGGCAGGCAGGACCGATGATCGGCCCAGTCCTTGAAGCGAAAGCCGTAAAGCCGTCCGTTCCGCGCCTCGAAGAAGGCGACGACCTTCGCCAGATCGTCGGCGCGGCGGATGCCATAGCTGACATCGTAGCGGCGTCGCGAATTGGCCCAGCTGGCATTGCGCTCCTCTTCGCCCGAGGCCAGTTCGACGATCTGGGTGCGCCGCTCCGGCCCGCCACGCGCGCCGCGGCTGATAGTGTCCGGAAACCGGACCTCGTGAAATGCCATTGTCTGATCTCTCTTCTATAATCCGCGCCGACCGAGCGAGACGGCGCGGGCAATATCGGCGGCGATCTGGGTGCGGGACTGCCGGAAGCTTTCGGCGTCACGGGCATGGATGTTGACGGTGACGCCCTGGCCGTAATCCTTCGCCTCGCGGCGCGACAGCACCCGCTCGCCACGCTGGAGGATCGCGGGCACTTCGTCATGACGCAGTCCGACCATGCCGCCGCTATGCATGCGCGATGCCCCAGCAAAGGCCAGCGCCGGAACCATGCGCCCTGGACCTGTGGCACCGACCATGCCGCCTGTATGCATGATGCTTGCGAAAATCCCGCCTGCACCGCCCAGCGCGCCCGAAAGCGCATTGGCGATGGGGCCGAGCAGGAAACGCCGTGCGGCCAGTTTCGAGAGATCGGCCAGCAGAGAGGTGACCAAATCGCGGAAATCGAGCTTGCCGGTCTTCACGAATTCTCCGACCGCGTTCTCGGCGCTCTGGAACGCGCTGACGAGTGCCTGACCGATATCGGCGCCGATATCCTTTGCCTTCTTCGCATAATCCGACAGCGCCTCCGTCACGGCCTTCCAGCCGGCGGCCGCTGCTTCGGCGGCAGGCTTGGCCTCTTCCGCCGCCGCCTTGCCCGCGGCCCCGGCCTCCTTTGCGGCCGCACCCGCGCCGGTGGCGGCTGTCTCCACCCCGCTCAGCGCATTCTCGTAGCGCCCGGCAGCTTCCGTCGCCACGTTCAGCGCCGCACCACCGACATCATCCTCGCCACCCGCCATCGCCGCGCGCAGCGCCTCCATGGCCGGGCCCACACCATCGAAGGCGGAAGCCCGGCTTGAACTGGCCCGGTCGCGATAGCGCCCCGCCATATGGGCCGAATTGCTGGCCGCGTGTTCCAGCATCGACGCCCGGCCCAGCGCTTCGAAGACATCGATGCGGGTGTCAGATCCGATCTCTTCGGCCACCTTGTTGAAGGTGGGCGCGATCATTCCCAGAAAGTCGGCCCATTTCCCGGCAAGGAAGGCCATGAGCCGGGTCCAGATCGCCTCGATCTCCGATTGCATGGCCCGGAAATCGTCGGCGAAGGACAGGGCCGTGGTCTTGATGCCCTCCCAGACGGCCTTCGCCACATCGCCCATCAGCGCCATGGCATTGCCAAAGCCGCCCGCGCTCTTGACCAGCTTCGTGAACTGATAGACCAGTTCCCCGGCCCCGACGATCAGGGCACCGATGCCGGTGCGGATCAGGGCCCCGCGCAGCACGACCAGCGCCGTGGCAAGGCCGCGCACGGAAACTGCCGCCACTGCCAGCCCCGCGACCCAGCGCCCGGCCATGAAAGCCGCGAAACTGGCGGCATAGGTCGACAGCCTGCCGATCTGATCAAACAGACCGCTGATCGCCATTCCGAGCGGACCGGTGCGGCTGGCCAGAGCTGCCATGGCATCGGCGACGGCCTCCAAGGCCGGGGCGGCAGCCACCGCCAGCTGGTTCGACAGCCCGCGCCAGACCAGTCCGAGACGCGAAATCGCGTCATTCGTCCGTTCGATCCTGTCGGCATCCTGTTCCGAGACCACGACCCCGAAGGCGTGCACGTCCTCGGTCGCCTGCCGCAAGGTGGCCGTATCGATGCGCGACATGGCAATCGAGCCTTCCTCGCCGAAGAGCTGACCTGCGACCGCAGCACGCTGGGCCACTGGCACGAATTCGGCGATGGCGGCATTGATAGCCCCGACGCGTTCGTCCAGCGGCAGGGCCAGCAACTCGCTTGCCGTCAGGCCCAACCGTTCCAGCGCTTCCGCCGCCGGACCACCGCCGGCCGCCGCCTGGCTCAGCCGCCGGGTCAGATCCTTGGTCGCCTGTTCGATGCCGGACATCGACACGCCTGCAAGCTCGCCCGCACGTTCCAGCGTCTGGATCGAGGCGACCGTGGTGCCGAGCGATTGCGCCAGCTTCGCCTGCGCATCCACCGTCTGGAGCCCGGACCGGACCATGGCGATACCAGCAGCCGTGGCGGTGGCGACCGCAGCGGCTGCCGCGACCCCGACCTTGCGCGTAAACCCAGCCATGCGGGCATTCGCCGCTTCCATCTCGCGCGAGAGGCGCCCGAAGCCTCGCGATCCGGCCTCGCCCACACCTTCCAGCTCGGCGCGCACCTGACGTCCGCCCACCGCCGCGAGGCGGACGCTGACGCGTTTTTCTGCCATCTCATCGTTCCATCTGTTCGTTCATCTTCCGCACCATCACTGCTTCGATGATGGGCAGCAGTTCAGCTGCGGCCGTCGCCGGGATGCCCAGCGCCGCTGCCAGCCCCAGTGCCGCGGTCAGATCCCAGCCGATCACCGCGCCCGGCAGCACGCGCAACTGCCCGCCGAGCCGTCCGACCAGATCCCAGACCTGCCAGCCCTCCCAAGTCAGCGGCTGGTTTTGCCGCGTCGGGCAGTCTTCGCAGCTTTGCGTGCAGGCCGCGCAGTAGCTGTCGCCCCCATCGAAGCACCAGTCGGCGAGGGCGCGGAGACGTTTTTTTCCTGTTCCAGCAACAGGCCCTTCGAGACATAGACCAATTGGAAGGCTTCGAAGATCGGCCAGGTGTCCAGAAGCGCATCAATGGCCTGCGGGCTGGGGGCGATCACCTTGCCATCGGAATCGCCGACCCCCTCCCAGTCCAGAACCGCGCGACGGGCCAGCGCCTTGGCGAAGATCAGCGCCCGTTCCTCATCGCTGGTCGCGTCCGGCACTGCCTCGACATCCGGGTCGCTGCGGGTGGCGACCATCAGTGCGGTGGTCAGCGGGCGCAGCTGCACCCGGACGCCGGGCGCCAGATCGTGCCAACGCGGTTCATTGCTCAAGTCGAGTGTCAGCATCAGTATTCCTCGCGGTCGTTGATCAGGGTGGCGGTGCACATGCGGCTCAGCGCGCTGTCACGCGCGGCCTGCCAGTCGAAGGTTGCCTGCACGCCCTGCGGCCCGGAAATCTCGATCCGGGGGCGGGGCAGGTAGACAGCATGTACGGTGAAGGTGAAGCTTTCGCCCGAGGGCAGGACGTAGGCGAACTCGAGTTCGCAGGGATCGCCATCAAGGGCCTGCGTCACCAGCGTGCTGTCGGCGAAGCGGACCTCGATGGACCCGGTGAGAGCGGCGATGGACGGGTCTGCGCCATCGATGCGCCCATCGGCGCGGATGGTTTCGATCCGGTCGAGATTGTTGGCATAGGCGATCTGGGCCGAGACGACATTGCCCAGCCCCGTGCCGTTGCGGGTGATCGCGCCGTTGAAATGGCCGAAGCGCTTCAGGTCGATGAGGGCAGGCGTGCCCGCATTGCTGACAGTGCCAACCGTCTCGCCCTGTGCGACCAGCCGGGCGGTTGCGGTCAGCAGACCTGAGCGCTGCATCTGCCAGTTGAGCTGATCCAGCACGCAGCCGGAATAGACGGCGAAGCGCGGCACCTCGGGCATACCAGTCTCGATGGAAAGGCTGGGCAGCACCCAAGCGCCCGAGCGGAATTCATGCGTCCATGGGCCGGTGCCGGAGGTGACCGGGTCTCCGAAGGCCGCCTTCAGCCAGAAGCCGAAGGCCTCGGCATCGATGGGCATGACGATATCGCCAGCGGCCGTCACCGCATCCTTGATCGGCGCCAGCGGATCGCGGCCATAGCCCAGCAGTTCGGAGTTCAGCAGCGGCTGTTCCGCCCCGAGCGTGGTGCTGGCGAAGGGCATCTTCGTGAAGCCGCCCACAGGCGGCGTGCCATAAACGGTTTCGAACGCAAGCGCCATCTGCGCCCGCGCCCCCTGGGCTCGTGCCATGAAAAAGTCCTTTCGGTCAGGTCGGGTTAGGGAAGTTCGCGGCGCGCGGTTGCGGGTCCGGGCGCTGCGCCGCAGAATGGGCCGGAGTTTGGACAATGGTTGTGAGGAGCGGGATGGTAGGTTTGGGATTGCGGCGACCGGCGGACTGGCTGTCCAGAGGGCGGGCGACAATCGCGGTCATAGCGACCATGGTTTTGACTGGATGCGTGCCGACGCAGGTCGCAGCACCCGCGACGCCATCACGGTTCGATTTTGCCGGTCAGGTGACCCGGGTTGTCGATGGCGACACATTCTGGGTCACCTCCCAAAGCACGCGCATCCGGGTCTGGGGGCTGGATGCGCCGGAGATCGGCAATGCGGGCGGGTCGACCGCGACGGCGCAACTGGCGGGCCTCGTCTCCGGGCGGTCTGTTCAGTGCCGGATGCGCGATGTCGACCGCTACGGGCGCATCGTCGGGCAATGCTGGCTGCCGGACGGTCGCGACATCGCGGCGACGATGATCGCCAGCGGCACCGCGCGTGAATATTGCCGCTTCTCGGGTAATTATTACGGCACCTGCTGAGAGCCGCTTATGCCAGCGGGTCTGCGATGGTGTAGTGCAAGATCACCGGGATCACCGCCGCCTTCAGACTGGCCGCTCCCTCGACGGGCAGATCGACCGGGCGAGGCGCTTCGGCTTCGATCCAGTCGCACAGCCCGCCCAGCGTCCGGTCGGCGGCGATGACAGTGCCGATGCTGGCGCAGAGGGCGTCGAAGGCGGCGTCACGGTCGGCGCCCTGAACGAACGCCTCGATCTCGGCCCGGAGCTGATAGTGATATCGCAGCGGCGACAGCGTGACCTCGGGTTCACCCGGTTCGCCGTCGCGCAGGATCAGCAGCCCATCAGGCGGCACGCGTTCGGGCAGCACGTCGCCGCGTAGCGCGGTGGAAGACAGCTTGGACAGGCGCGCGTGCAAGGCGGTCAGGACGGTTTCGCGGGTGGTGGGCATAAGAAGGGCACTTTCTTATAAGGTGCGTTGTTGGCTAGGCGGAACTGCCGGCTACAACACGGTCGTTCAATCCAAGTGAGGTTCAGCATGATCCCGGACTACCTTTCGCAGTTTCCGATAACGGCGAACCTCTTGCCCCCGAAGTTGCTTCAATTGCTGCAACCCGTCGATTCCGACCCAAGCCGAAAGGTTGAGGTCACATCTCACTACGATTTTGATCAGTTCGGTCCGCGCCGCGAATATTGCCACATGTTAATGGCGCTCTCGCCGCAGCCAACAATTCACCTTCAGGATATTTCCTCCGAGGCCGGAGAAGGGGTAGTCGAGTATTCGACACCAGATGTCCGCGCATTGGGCGGTCTGTCTGATTTTGTGCCATCCGTTTCCGGTCTCGACTATGTCGTGGCGTCTTGGGGGGATGGTTCTTTCTACACCTATAACCTCGCTGAAAAGGTGTGGATGGCGCTAGGATTGTCGCCTCGTTGTATAGGCGGCGACCCCGCCGACGGGCGACGGCAGAAGATCATTTTTGATGACTTGTCATTGCCAGAGTTCGGCGTGGTCGAGGGCGAAATCTCGACGCAACATTACTTCTCGGTTTCTCGAAACGTGTCTTGGCAGATGTCCAACGAGCACCTCAGGCGCTATCTCTGGATGCGAGGGTGCCATGGGGTTCGTGTCTTTTACTACGAAGCAGCGGTCGCGGACAGCGAGGCGTTGCGCGCACTGATGAATGGCGAAACGTCGGTTGAGTTCAAACCCGATCCTGGCTGGTACGAGCTTTGCATCCAAGAGTATGAGGGGCAGTTGCTGATCCAGCTTTGGGCGATCGTCACCGCTGTAACGCCTGAATTGTGCCCAGACAAAAGTGCTGATGGTCTTCTGTGGCCCGGCTGTGCCGAATCGATGACACGTAATCGAGCCAGACAAATTAGGTACCCGGGGGAATCTGTTTTTCTCGATGATCGATTTCTCAAGAGATATGAACAGAACCATTTCTACAACTCTACGCCGTTCCGATCAGGATCGGTCTGGAGATGCAGCCCGTCCTATCAAGGGCAATGGGCCTTCCGCGATTGTATCCGCGTTGGCCGGAATTTGATCAGCGTGCCGATGCGTGAACTCTACAAAGGACTTCCGGACCGGGAAATCGTACACGCGCACGCGCACGCGTTGGCTCATGCCAAAGTTGCTGGATTTGACTTGGGCGAGGAGCACATCGTAGCCAAGACCCAACGCTATCTGGACGTTCTGCTCGAACTTGGAGACATGCTGGAAGAGCTGGGACGTGCCTTTGAGCGCGATGAGTCTGCCACCGACATCGTGAAGTTTGACCGACAGGAGCTGAAGAACGAAGGCTGGGTCAGCTATCCGGAACTTTGCCGTCTGGCACAGGTCGCTCCATTGGACATGTCAGAGCAGGAATTTCTTTCGCGATGCAAGAATATCCACGAAATCGCGCAGCGCATTCCCAACGGTTTCCTGCGTGCTTTGATCAAGTCTGCTGGCCATGACGGCAAAGACATCAAGGAGTTTGCAAGCCTGAGGCTGCTTCAGGCGCTGACCAACATTCTTGAGCGCCTGAACGCCGACGGCGAGCAGATCGACGCTTTTGGCGCCGGGACGACCTCAGAAGATCTGACAGTCAGAAATAGTGCCCTGGCAGCATTGTTCGTGAATAACGACCTTAGGATCGCCGACGCACATGACGCTGGTGGGGTACTGGTCGCGCTCGAGCGCCTTGATTTCGACGTGGCAGCCCTGAACGACGGCTACGGGCGAGCGCTTGATCATGTCCTCGATGCTGTCGTAGCCAGTTTTGCACATATAAGCTTGCAGCTTCGCCAGTTTCTCGAGCGGTAGGTCTTGCAGGGTAGGTAGACTGCCTGGAGCAGGGTGTCGTTTCTGCATGAAACGCGGCTTCATTCATCGGATGGTCGCTCCGGCACATAGAAGCCAGCATGGTCCAAGCTCACACCATTCGGGAGATCCTTATCTGCGGCGTCGATTTGCTTCGGCGTCAGGCGCAGGTGGCGATGCAAGTAGGCGTGTATGTCATTAAGAAATTTGTTATTTTTCAGTCTTGAAATCGATAGGGAGTAGGCGAGCGCAGCATCATAGGCATGCACGGTCAGCAGTGATCGCATGCCATATCGACCACCATCGTGCTTTCTCATAATATTGCCGACATGCCTTACTGCGGCCGGGCTCAATGTCCCGCCTTGGTCATATTGCAGAACATATTTTTCCAAGGGCTGATAGCTTGCACCAGGAATATGTTGAAGAACTCTCTGACGAAGCAAAAGATATCTGATCTCCTGCTGGTCCGAAGCCGCTGGCTCCCTGTGGACAGGCTCACGCGCGCCCTGCTGTCTGGCTTCATCCTCCTCCAGAGACTCGTCGTCGTCAGGGCTTGTGATCGCAGCCGTATAGTCCGGAACCGATTTGAGGGCTGATATTCCCGCCTCGTTGAGGACCTTTTTTGCGCAACTGGGTCCAAAGGTCTGTTCGCCATCATCTTCGCCGTAAAGTATGTATGCAGTGTGCGACCGGAGCACCCGATTGCATTTCTGGCATGTTGCCCCGAAGGCAATATCGCGCCGAATGGGTCGGTAAGATTTGCTTAATGAGGCCATGCTGCAAATGCTTTTGTCTAAATAAACTATCCCTCGGAGTTTCATGACAAAGCGCCGCCTATGTCAACGCAGTACCTTCTGCCTAAACTTTCCCCTCGACCCACTTCCACACGATCTTCCCCGGCACCCCATCCACTGCCCGTTCCGCCTCCCGCGCCAGATCCAGCCGCTTCGGCAGCCTGACCTGCGGCACCAGCAGGAAGATCGGCACGGTGGCCCGCCCGCGCCCGGTCTTGGACCGTGACGCCACCGCGCGGCCTTTCGTGTTGATCCTCCCCTCGGCCACCAGCAGGCTGGGCCCGTGTCGCCGATAGACAAAACGCAGCCGCAGCCCGGTGCGACGCTCCCATTCGCCGGGCGTGATGCGCCCGCCGCGCAGGGATTTTCCGGCGGCTTCGGTCGGGATCGCCAGCCAGAACCCGTCGCGGGAACGGATCAGCGGCCCGGCATTATGGGCGCCGATGATCACCGGCGCCTTCGACCAGACCAGCGCTGTGGCGTTCAGGCTGTCTCCCGCCTTCGGATAGGTGGCGTTGCGGATCGAATTCGCCAGCCTGCGCCCCAGTCCGGCCCCGGTGATCTGCCCGCGCCATGCGGCCTTCAGGCCCGCACCCGCCTCGCGCATGGCGCCGGTCACGGCCTTTTCGCCCGCCTCGATCTCGGCCTGCATCATCGCGACGAGATCCGGATCGATATCGAGTTTGAGCCTCATGCTGGCACCAGTTCCACCGTCCAGATCAGCCGGTCGCGGTCGCGGATCGGCTCGCCCTGAATGACATGGCTGTCGGCGCCGATGACGATCAGATCGCCCGGCCGGGGATCGGGGATTTCGCTGATGCGGATATCGGCGGTCAGGGTGTCCGACAGGATCCGCGCCGATCCGAACTCGGTGATCCGGTCCGGCGCGCGGCGGATCAGACGGATCGGGCGTTCCTCCGATGTGCCACCCGCGATCCAGACGGCGGAAATGCCCATGTCCGGATGGCCGAAGATGCGATCCATGGCGGCGGCAAACGCAGTCATCAGTTCGAGCTGTGCAGCCGGATTGCGAGGCGGGGCCGCTTGTTGACCGGCAGGATCGAGGCCTCGGTCATCAGGTCAATCCACCGGCCCTTGGGGTCGAGATGCTGGCGGGCATAGAGCGGCAACCCGATGGTATTGGCGGTTTCCAGAAGGTTCGCCGGACCGCCATAGGTGGTAAACGTGTCCATGGTGCCGGTCGGGAAGGCGATGCCTTCATTGGCCGGGACCAGCCGATCCGATGCCTTGGTCGACAGCGTCACCGCGCCCGCATATTCCTCGAAGAGGATGCCTGCGAAGGGGAAGTTGCGGCGGACATCCTGCCGGAGCGGCTGGGCGCCGGTCGCGGCATAGAATTTATAGGCTTCCTCGGTCTTCGGATGCGAGATCAGCTTGTCGAAGAATTCGCGGCTGACCAGGGCATGGACGCCCGACATGCTTTCGCCCAGCAGATTGTCCTCGACGGCGCGCAGCACCTCGCGGACCTTGCCCTGAATGTTGGTCCCGGCGGTGCCGAGGACAAAATCGACGCTGATCTGCGCGATGCCGAATTCGGTGAAGTAATTGTAGAGCGTGGTGCCCGCGCCGTCCTTCACGATGCCGCGCAGCGCGTTCATCTCCATATATTCGCGGGTCTGGGCATGCTTGCGGCGCATCAGCGTCAGTTTGCGGGTCATCACCGCGACCAGCGGATCGGCCTCGTCCCCGGCGCCGATGGCCGGAACCCCCTGAATATCGGCGGGCAGAATGACATCGTCATGCGGGATCCAGGGCAGGGCAAAACTGCGCATGGCGCGCCCCTCTCGCGACCCGACCGAGGCGGGACCGCCCAGCGGCACCGAGGGGAGCAGGTTCAGCACGCCCTCGATCTGTTCGATGATGACGCTGCGCTGGGAGACGCCCTCGAAGCGGAAGAGGCCCAACTCGCCGAGGCGGGTATAGAGGTTCGGCAGGATATTGATGGCCTGCGTCATCTCGGCCAGTGAATAGCCACCGGCATCGAAGGGATTGCGGATGATGGTCATGGGGAAACCTTGTCGGAAAGAAGGATAAGAAAGAGAGTGTCGCAGCTTCCGGTCAGGCGCTGTCGCGGATGACGATGCCCAGCGCGGTCAGCTCAGTGTGTTTCAGGGCGATCTTGGCCGCGTCATCGATGCTGCCATCGTAGAAGAGGGCGTCGCGCGACAGGATCGCCGGTCCACGGGCCAGCAGAATGCCGGTGGCCTCCGCCAGCCTTGTATCGACCGGATAGAGCAGGATGCCAGCGGCCAGTTCCGCGCCATCGCTGCCGCCGTGGCTGGCGAAGGTGTAGTGGCCGCTGACGGTGATGCGGCCGAGGACCGCACCTGCCGGGTATTCGGTGCCCTCGGCCAGGGTGACTGTCTCGCGGGTATAATTGGGGTTCAGCTCATATTTGAGCGCATCGCCCATGCTGGGCGGTTGGGTCAGAACGGGCATCTGGATCTCCGGAAGCTGTCAGGCGATCAGCGCTGGGCGCTGTCGGCGGATTTGCGGGCGGCAGTGACAAGCGGGCTCGGCTTGTTTGTCGGCGCGGGCGCGCTGGCCAGAATGCCGCTGGCATCGCTTCTGGCCGCGAGGCTGTCGAGGATCTGGCCGCGCAGGGCATCGGGGCTCACGCCGCGCCTCACCGCATCGGCGGCGTCCAGGGCGACGCCCAGCTTTGCCGCCTGCGCGCAGATCGCGGCCACTTCGGCAGCTTCGGCGCGGATGGCATCGGCGGTGGCATCATGCGGGGCCGCAGCCGCTGCGGTGCCGGGCGCGGGCGGTTCCGCTGCCGCTTGCTCTGCCGTCGGCGCGACGGGTTGCGTCGGCGCGTGGGCCGCGCTTGGGGCGGCGGCTTGCGGGTTTTGCTGGTCCGGCGTCCGGGCATCGGTATCCGACTGATCACTCATGATCATCTCCTGTTTGGGGTGGGGTGGTGAAAGGGTCGGGGATTTCGTCGGTCGTCCGACCGGCAATGCCGGGCGGCCGAAACTGTCGGCAAAGGCGCGGAACGCGGCACGGGGATCGGCCACGGCATCGGCGAGACCGGCCTCAATGGCCGCAGCGCCGCGAAACACTGCCGCTTCGGTGGCGAGCGCCGCGTCTCTGGTCATTCTGGCACCGCGACCTGCCGCCACCGTTTCCGCGAAGAGGATGCGCAGATCCTCCAGTTCGGATTGCAGCCGGTCGCGGATGCCTTCGGGCAGCGCGGCATAGGGATTGCCATCGGCCTTTTGGGCCCCGGCATGGATCAGCGTAACCGCCACACCCTTCTGGGCCAGCATGCCGGACATGTCGGTGTGCATGGTGATGACCCCGATGCTGCCTGCCGCCCCGGTGCGGGGCAGGGTGATGCGGGTCGCCTGTGAGGCAAGCGCGTAACCGGCCGAGAGCGCATGTTCGGCCAGAAAGGCATGAACCGGTTTTTTGGCCCGCGCCGCGCGGATGCGGTCGGCGAGGTCAAAAGCTCCGGCGACTTCGCCACCGAAACTGTCGATCTCCAGCGCGATGCCGCGAATGGCGGGGTCATGAACCGCCGCGTCGATCTGGGCGGCGAGCCCCTCATAGGAGGTCAGCCCGGAGCTCTGCCCGATCCAGGCGCCGCGATGGACCAGCGTTCCGGCAATGGCGATCACCGCCACGCCATCGATGATGGGGAAAGGCGCGTCGGCATCAGCGCCGCGCCTCCCAACCAGATCGCCGCCGATCAGCGACGCGCGGGCCGTCTGCCGCGCGATGATCAGATCGGGTTCGGGTACGGCTGCCCCATCAAACCTGATCTCCTGTCCGGCGATACGGGGCCCGAGACCGCTGAGAAAGGCCAGTGCCTTGGCGGGGGCGATCATCAGCGGGGTGTCGAAGGCGCGCTGGGCGATCTGGGCATGATGCATCAGCGGTCCTTTCTGGCATCGTCATCGTCGGTGTCGTCGTTATCAGGGTCGGCGACACGGTCTTCGTCATCGTCCTTGCTATTGCTGACGTCCGTGCCATCGCCAGCTGCATTGCCCTTGGACCCCTGCGCGGGCGAGCCGGGGCGGCGGAAATCGAGGCCCAGCGCCGTCTCGCGCTTGCGTTCCGCCGCGATCTCGCGGTCGACCTGTTCGGCGTCATAGCCGCGCTCGGAAATCGCCTGGCTGCGGGATTTGAGACCGGCCTCGATCTGCAGAATCTCGGCCGAGGCGTCCTTCATCGGATCGACCCAGTCCCAGCGGGTCGGCAGCCAGCTGACCGCCTGAAAGCTGCGGCGGTCGCGGTCATAGCCGGGCAGGTCGATGGCGCCCGACAACACCGCCAGATCCATCCAGCGCTGCCAGACCGGACGGCAGAGCTGATGCACGATGACGCTGTGCTGGATCGCCGAGACCCGACGGCGGAAGTCTAGCAGCGCGACGCGGGTATTGGAAAAGTTCCCCCGCGCGGCATCGCCGGTCAGGTACGGGTAGGGAATGCCCAGCGCCGCTGCGATCTGCAGCAAGGTCCGGTATTGAAACGGCTCATAGGTCGATCCGGAATCCGGCGTGGCGGGGGTCGAGACATCCTCGCCCGGATCGAGGCGGACCACCTGACCGGGCTCGACTTCCAGATCCTCTTCCGCCGGTTCCAGCGGTGTTTCCGGAGCGGGCGAGGTGATGAACATCGCGAACATCGCTGCTGTCTTTTTCCGCTCCAGCTCGGCATCGTCATAGAGATCCAGCGTGAACAGCTTCACAATCGCCGGGGCAAAGCGCGAGACGCCGCGCAGCTGACCGGCCTCTACAGGATCCAGCACATGAACGATCTCCGAGGCCGACACGCGGACCGTTTCGCCGACGAGCCCCGGATCGGTCATGTCACCCGGATGGCGGCGCAGCAGGTGATAGGCCGCGCGCCGCCCGATGCCGTCGAATTCGATGCCCTGACGGATGCTCCCGCCGCCCGGCAATTCCCGGTTCATGTCCATCGGCAGCATCTCGGAGGGCAGCATCTGCAGCTGCAGCGGCACCGAGAGCCCGTCCTCGGGGCGGCGCGGGCGCAGCCGCAGAAACACTTCGCCTGCCAGAAACAGTTCGCGCACGGCGCGGCGCTGAAGGCCATAAAAGTCCGTCAGCCCCTCGGCATCGGCCTCGTCGGTCCAGCCAAGCCAGAGTTTCTGCAGCGCCTCCTTCTGCGCCGCATTCGCAATCGACGAGGACGGTTTGATCCCATCACCGACGACATTGCTGGCGAAGGCCTCGACCGCGCCGCTGGCGTAGCCATTGTTGCGCGCAAGCCAGCGGGCCCGCGCGGTGATGGTCTCGCCCGCGCCCGCGATCAGCGTGTTCACATGCGCGCGGGAGGCCCGAAAGCCGCGCAGGCGTCGATGCGACTGTGCGGCGTCGAACCCGCCGATGATCGCGCCCAGCCGCTGACGGATGCCGTCGAATGCCATGGCTCAGAGCCCCTTGGTCGCGACAGTGCCCCAGCGGCGATGGCGCGCGGTGCCAGATACACGCGCAATCCGGGCTTCCAGATCGCTGATCGCAGCTGCCAGTTCGGCGTCCGAGCCATAGGTCAGGGTCTTGCCGTCATAGCTGACGCTGCGCAGCCCGCTGAAGCGCGCTTCCTGCAGCGCGGTCAAAAGCGCCTGCATACGGTCGATCTCCATTTCTCACCTCATGAAACGCGGTGTGTAGGTTCGCCGCTTGCGGCGTGGTGTTGTGGGCGGGGCGCCCGCCTGACGGGCAGGCGGGTCTGCAGCAGGCTCGGCGGTATCGGTTGAATGGGCTGCGCCCGCATCCGGTACCGGCGGCGCGACACCCGCCTGATCCTCAAGCTGCCGCCACATCCGCTCGTCCCAGCGATCCGCACCCATGATCCAGGCGGCGGCGCGGGCATAGACCCGGGTGTCCAGCGCCTCGTTGCGTTCGCGCAGCTTCTGCCATTCGTGCCGGGCATAGCCGCGCTTGTTGCGGACCGTGACCAGCTGTTCGGCGACCAGCTGCTTCAGCCATTCGCTGTCGGCCCAGTTCGGCAGATGGATCATCCCCGGCGGATCGGGTTGATCATCTTCGGGCCGTTCCAGTCGCAGAAACCGATAGGTCTCGATCTTGAAGGTGGCCGTGGCGACCGACCAGAGCCGGGCGCCGCGGCGCAGGCGTTTGCCGCCCACTGTGGCATCGACGAAGGTTGGCCCCGAGACCGGCGTCGCCCGGTTGAAGCCTTCGAGACCCTTGACCGGCGCGACCTGTTCGAACCCCTGCGCCCGCGCCCAGGCATAGACCGTCGCTGCCTCATAGCCGGTATCGATGGCCAGCTTTGCAATCGGCATCACCGCGCCATGCGCATGCAGCCATGTCTGGCCGAGAAGCCTGGTCAATTCTGCCCAGGCTGCCGGGCTGTCCGGCCCGCCGGGGATGACGATGTGATCGACAAGCCAGCTTTGTAGGCCCCGTCCCCAGGCCCAGATATCGACCTCGATGCGGTCCTTCTGAATGTCGGCCCCGGCGGTCAGGAACAGTCCGCCTTCGGGGATCTGCGCCGCGAAGACCTCGCGCCGGTCGGCCAGCCGCTGCCATTCCGGTGCCTCGCCGCGTTCGACCCAGGTCTCGCCCAGAAGCGTGTTGCGCGCCGCGCGCAGCATCTCGTCATTGCCCTGAGCGGCCAGCCATTCCCGGGCGATCTGTTCCCAGCTCTTCCAGCCGATGGGCGAATAAAGCGCCGAGAGGTGATAGCCGACATGATACGGGTCAGTTGCGACCGCCGTCGCGCGCCATTCGCCCGCTTCCAGCATGGCCGTCTTGTGATGCTCGGCGATCAGGGTATCGCAGGCGTTGCAGACATAGGCAGCGGTCTCGGGCTTGCCCTTGTCCCAACGCAGGCGCTCGAATTCCAGCCATTGCATCGCACCGCAATGCGGGCAGGGCACGAAATAGCGTCGCTGGTCGGACGCCTCGAATTCCTGCTCGATCCGGCTCAGCCCCCGGATCGTCGGCGTCGAAACCAGAAAAACCTTTCGGCGATGGGCGAAGGTGGTGCTGCGGGCCTCCGCCAGTGTCACCGGATCGCCCTCCTCGTCGGCCGAGGGCGGATAGGCGTCGATCTCGTCCAGAAACAGATAGCGTGCAGGCATGGAACGCAGGCCGGTCGCGCTGTTGGCGCCGGTCAGCACCAGAATGCCGCCCGGAAACTCTTTTGAGAGCATCGAATTCCCGGCATCGCGCGACCGCGCCGGGCTGACCCGTTCGCGCAGGGCCGGCGAATCCGTAATCAGCGGGTCGAGCCGGCCGCGCGAGGCGCGTTTCGCCATCTCGACCGTCGGCAGTACCGCCAGCATCGGGCCCGGCGCGTGATGGATCACAAAGCCGATCCAGTTGTTGCCCGCTTCGGTCGCACCGACCTGCGCGGCCTTCATGAAGCTGATCCGCTGCGCCGGATGGCCCGGCGAGAGCGCATCCATGATCTCGCGCAGATAGGGCGTCCGCGCGGTGCGATAGCGCCCCGGCTCGGCGGCGGCGCGCGAGGACAGCCAGCGGTGTTTGTCCGCCCATTCGGAGACCGTCAGGTCCGGATCAGGCCGGATGCCGCGCGACCAGGCACGCAACATGTCCTCGGCGCCATCGAAGCTCAGGTCGGGCGCGTCACCGTCTGTCCCATCCTCATCATTCAAGAGAAACCTTGAGGTCGGCGAGGGCGGCAAGCTGGTCTCGGACATGGGTTTCCAGCACCCTCTGCAGCACCCCGGTGCCGATGCTGATCGCTTCCCCGGTGGTCTTTTCCATCTCGGCCGAGAGCTCCGCCGCCATGATCGCGGCGACGCGCGCGGGCCAGGTCACCCAGGCATCCCGCTCCTGCCGGGCGAGGCGGAAGACCAGCGTCTCGGCCCTTGCGCGGTCGACCAGCACGCCCTTCTTCTTCTGGATGGCGATCTGGCGCTCCTGCGCCTGATAGACCGTTAGCGCCGTCCGGGCTTTCAGATAAGAGGACGAGTCGCCCGGGCCGGAGATCGACGGGGCGGCGAGGTTGGCATCCGGCGTGCGTTGCGCTGCCGTTGACTGTCGCGCGGTGCCGCCCTTCGCCCGCTGCTGCTGATCAGGATCGGTTGTGGCCGCGCGCCTTGCGTCCGACGCCGCCGCGTCGATGGAGCCATCGGCGAAGAGCACCAGCCTGCCGCTCTTCCGCGCCTTCTGGATCGCCCCGCGCGACAGTCCGGCATGGGCCGCATAGGCCCGCTCGCTCATGCCCTTCATAGGTGCCACCGAAGATGATGGTGATGTGCATCAGAAAGCACTGTTATTGCTCCGAATTCTCTACACTTCAGGAGGCCCCGGAGCGATGCTGCATCAACGAAACGCAACTCCCGGAGACCGAAATGACCCGCCAAACCGCCCGCACCAATGACGCCGCCCTTGCCGCCTTTATCGCGAAGAAGACCGAAATCGACGCGATGCTGGCCCGGCTGCAGGACTTCAGCGAGGATCATTTCGGGGCAGACCCGGAGCGGTTGAACTGGGGCGATGTCGGCAGCCTCGAATATCAGGCCCACCTGCTGAAGCAGATCAGCGATTTTACATTCGGCGAGGGTGAACACGCCGCCTGACGCGCGGGCCGATAAAGACGACTGTCACGCCCCGCCGAGAGCGGGGCCCGGCTCCGTAGAAGCCGACCGTGACCTGCGGCGGCGATGCACGGAGCGAGCAATGACCAAACTCACCGACACCCAGACCCTGATCCTGACCCGCGCCAGCGCCCGGCCGGGCAGTCTCGCCCTGCCGCTGCCCGACGGGCTGCATGGTGCGGCGGCGAAGATGGCCATCGGCCGGATGATCAAGCTCGGCCTCATCGAAGAGGTCGAAGCCAATCTCCGGCACAAGGAACCGCTCTGGCGCGAGACCGGCGACGGGCATGGCACCACGTTGATCGCGACGCCCGAGGGCCTTGCGGCAGTCGGGATCGACCCGGTCGTGGTGAAAACCATGGCGGGCCTGCGGGACGCGAAGCCTGAGGCCATCGCCGCCTCCCAGCGCCCCGGCACCAAGCAGGCGCGGCTGATCGCGATGCTGCAGGCGGAGGGCGGCGCGACCATCGCCGAGATCGCCGAGGCGACGGGATGGCAGCATCATTCGATTCGTGGGGCCATTTCCGGTTCGCTGAAGAAAAAGCTGGGGCTGACCGTGACCTCCGAAAAGGTGGACGGTCGAGGAAGGATCTACAGGCTGGCACTCAGCGAATAGTGAAATCCGTGTAAAGGCGTTATCCGACTGAACGACCCCACTTTTGCGGGGGGTTCGCAGGTCGAAACAGTGATGCTGGCCGCTATTTTCTCAGGTGCCGAACGCTTGCTGGCGTTCCGGCATGCCCCAAATCGCCCGCGATAATGTTCCAAGTGCTTTTTGCCGGTCGTTAATGGAGCCCTCGTTCCAATTTGGGTAAGGTTCTATTTTTGCTACGGCACGGTCAATGCGTGTATTCGCTCCGACTTTCGGCCTTTCACTAAGTGCGCGGGTCAACAGAAGCTTTGATTGCTGATAAACCGGTCTCTTTTCGGAGTAGGGGCGGTTGCCAAGCGAAGCATTTATAGATTTTTCGGCCAGCACTAGATTGCCGAGCCTCTGCACGATGGTCGGATCGCTTATTTCTCCAAACTCCTCCAAAGCGTCGGGCGTCGGATTCTGCGGGTAGATATGTTCGATTTCGAATCCGCTGCTCATATAGTGATCGAGCCAAGCGGTGCCGGGTGTTTCGCCATAAGCATTGATATCGACCTGCTGGGACAGCTTTCCAAGGATGTATACCATTCTGTACAGTTGGAGTTTGCCCAGCTCGAGTCGCCCTATCGCATCATCGAAGCGGTTTGCCAGTGTTGCTTTCTCCTTGTCGAAGCGCTCTGAAATGAAGGTGTCGAACTGCTCCAAGGAATTTACTTTCCGAAGCTCGGTTGCCCAACGAGCAAAATTGCGTTCAAATGTTCGCGTCGGCTCACGCGTGATGACATAGCAGAAGAAGAGATTCTCGACCTCCGCCGCCAGCCGATCAAAAAGTTCTGGTTCCAGATGCCGTCCGGCAAGAAGCAAGATCAAATGCTGCCGCGCTGCAGAGCCGCCCAAAAGGCGCATATTGTCTAGGTAGCGATTGCGTTTGCCATTTTGATCGTTGCCAGACCTGAAGTTGCTATATGCGCGTGCCGCCGATATCAACTCTCTAACGAAAGCGTTCGGGTCCTTGGAGTACCCAATCTCGGAATCCCTGCTGGAAAACCAGCCATAAATCTCGTCTTCACGAATGATATCTACGTTGTATCGGCTGACTATGAAATATCGTAGAAATCGAAGGGGTTTCTCGCGCATGTCGTAGATAACATCCTGAAGTTCTTTCCAGCTAGCTTTCAGCTTGTCGAACTTGTCGGGCGCGGTTTTCATGAACAGTAGATTCTTCAACAGGTCCATAGAATTGAGGCCGACGCCGCGATCATTGATCGTTTCGAAGATCTTTAGCGCTTTTGCGACATCCTCGGTTTGAATCCGGATTAATTTAACTTTGTTGGTAAGATAGCCGTAAAAGGCGCGTAGCGCGTTAGGATCCTCATCGAACTCGGCGGCAAGGAACTTTTTCGCGACATGGTGGGCAACGGCCATATTGTTCATTGAGGTGGTCGTAGCGTTGCCGATGGGCCTGCCCGTCGCAATATGAGTCAAGGCATCTCCGCTATCTTCGTATTGCAGTTCGAGACGGTGCCGGAAGGTCTCGTTACCGATGTCGTCGACAGTTGAATCTGCGATTTGGGACTTTAGCGTCGTTAACTCGGCAGCTCCCAAGTCTTTCAATCGATCACGGATAGCGCAAAGCAAAATATAGAGTGTTGTCATCCGCTGTTGTCCATCGATCAGATCGAGGACATCGTCGATGTTATTGCTGGGACAGACGACAATGCTGCCGATGAAGTATTCTGGAGCTTCGGGATTTGATGCTTCGCCCATTTCACCGCGTATATCTGACAGAAGCTGCTCCACCTCCTCTGGACCCCAAACATACTCACGCTGGTAGTCGGGAACAGCGTAGAATTGGTGGAAAAGGTCTTTAATCGAGCAATCTTTGCTCTCAATACGCTGCACTGTCATAGGAGTTCCGATTGTTCGATTTTGTTACGAGCACCTTGTCATGAAGCGATTGAGTGTCAAGCTTATCGCCCAGATGACCAAATTTCGTAGACCCGCATCGGTGCAACAGTTCGGGAGGTCGCAGTCCTCACGATATGGCGAAGATTGCGAGAGTTCTGGTCTCAGCGTCGGGAGGTTGTCAGATCTGCAAAGGTTTGGCCAGTACCGTCCAGCACGGCGGGCTTACCCGCCAGGTTCTGCCAACGGGCGATGGCGACATCCACATAGGCGGGGTTCAACTCGATCCCGTAGCAGACCCGGCCGGTGGTCTGGGCCGCGATCAGCGTGGTGCCCGAGCCCATGAAAGGCTCGTAGATCGCCTGTCCAGGGCTGGAATTGTTTAGGATCGGCCGGCGCATGCACTCGACCGGCTTCTGCGTGCCGTGAACCGTTTCCGCGTCCTGATCCTTGTTGGCGATTTGCCACAAGGTGGTCTGCTTGCGGTCCCCGGCCCAATGACCCTTGCCGCGCTTCTTCACCGCGTACCAGCAGGGCTCGTGTTGCCAGTGATAATCGCCCCGGCTGAGGACCAGCCGGTCCTTGGCCCAGATGATCTGCGAGCGGATGTCGAAGCCGGCCGCGATCAGGCTGTCGGCGACCGTGGTCGCATGCAGCGCGCCGTGCCAGACATAGGCCACATCGCCCGGAAACAGCGCCCAGGCCTCGCGCCAGTCGGCGCGGTCGTCATTCAGCACCTTGCCGGTGCGTTTGGTCTTGGCCGCGCCCGTGGCATTGCGCCAGTTCGGGTCGTATTCCACCCCATAGGGCGGATCGGTGACCATCAGCAGTGGGCGGACATCGCCCAAAAGCTTGCCGACGACATCCGCTGAGGTGCTGTCGCCGCAGATCAGCCGGTGGGGCCCGAGCCGCCAGAGATCGCCCGGCACCGAGACCGGATCGGCGGGCGGCTCGGGCACCTCGTCTTCACCCTCCGCCCCGACATTCTCGCCGAACTCCGGATCCTGCAGCAGCGCCTCCAGCTCATCCTCGGCAAAGCCCAGCAGTGACAGGTCGAAATCCTCGGCCAGCAGACCCGCGACCTCGTCGCGCAGCAGCGCTTCGTCCCAGTCACCGAGTTCCGTCAGCTTGTTGTCTGCGATCCGGTAGGCCCGGCGTTCCGCCTCATCGAGATGGCCGAGCCGGATCACCGGCACCTCCGAAAGCCCCAGTTCCGTCGCCGCCAGCACCCGTCCATGACCGGCGATCAACTCGCCGTCGTCCCCGACCATGCAGGGCACCGTCCAGCCGAAGCGGGCCATGCTGGCGGCGATGCGGGCCACCTGATCGGGCCCGTGCATCTTGGCGTTCCGGGCATAGGGGCGCAGGTGCTCGATCGGCCAGAACTCGATCTGGCGCGGCGCAAAGGCGAGGTCCATGGGGCGGGGTAGTCCTGTGGTTTGGGTGGCTTCTGGCGGGGTGGATCCCGACTGGATCCCGGTGGCTTCCGGTGGCGCTGGCTTCCGCAAAGTGGATCCTAAAGATGGCTTCCTGGATTCTGCCGGAATCCAGCAGGAAGCCACCCTCGTGGGGTGCTCAAGGTATTGTTTTATTGACCGAAACGGCTCTCAGGCTGGCTGCCTGGATTCCGGGTGGCTTCCCCGGTGAAATCGGCTGTCGCTAGAAGACTTCCGCGCTGCGCCCCCCCGCATACGTTCAGGACCGGGGAGGAACCATGCCGTGGGGGGGGAGCGCGTAGTCCTTGAGTGACGCAGTCGGCCCTCTGCTAACATTCGGAAATGCCGCACAGCGTGACCAGTGCCAGCCCATTGAGGACTTTCGTGCCAAGCGTAACAGATATGCCAAGCGCCACGCGCAGGCGTTCTGATTGCCTAGCTTGCCGCCGTCCTCAGGTTCCTCTAGTTTCAACCCAGGTCCATCTGAAAGGACATTTCCGAATGCCCAACGATGACATCATGACCACGAAGGAACTCGCCGATTATCTCAGAATCGCGGAGAAGACGGCCTATCGGTTTGCCTCCGAGGGCAAGGTTCCTGGCTTCAAAGTTGGCAGTGCGTGGCGATTTCGTAAGGGCGAGATCGATCGCTGGATCGCCCAGCAGGAACAAGAGGGTAAACAGAAATGACCGGGCAACAACAGCGCGACGAACTTCACCGCCAGATCTGGGCCATCGCAAACGATGTACGCGGAGCAGTCGATGGCTGGGACTTCAAGCAATTCGTCTTGGGCGCGCTCTTCTATCGTTTCATCAGCGAGAACTTCACTACCTACATCGAAGGCGGCGATCCGGGCGTCAACTACGCCGCCATGCGTGATGCTGACATCCCCGCCGAGGTCGTCGATGATGCGGTGAAGACCAAGGGCTACTTCATCTACCCGTCGCAGCTGTTCAGGAACGTGGCCAAATCCGCCAACACCAACGAAAGCCTAAACACGGACCTTGCCGCCGTCTTCAAGGCAATCGAAGGCTCGGCCAATGGCTACCCGTCCGAGCAAGACATCAAGGGCCTGTTCTCCGATTTCGACACCACCAGCAACCGCCTTGGCAACACTGTGGCCCAAAAGAACGACCGCCTGGCCAAGGTTCTCAAAGGCGTCGAGGGGCTCAAGCTCGACTTCGCAGATGCGCAGGGCGACCCCTTCGGCGATGCCTATGAATTCCTGATCTCCAACTATGCCGCCAACGCGGGCAAGTCGGGCGGCGAGTTCTTCACCCCGGAGCACGTGTCCAAGCTGATCGCGCAACTCGCGATGCACGGCCAAACCCGCGTCAACAAGATCTACGACCCCGCCTGTGGCTCTGGCTCACTGCTGTTGCAGGCCAAGAAACACTTCGACGATCACATCATCGAAGGCGGCTTCTTCGGGCAGGAAATCAACTACACCACCTACAACCTCGCCCGCATGAACATGTTCTTGCATAACGTGAACTACGACAAGTTCAACATCCAGCACGGGAACACACTGGAAGATCCGCATTTCCTGGATGACGTGCCCTTTGACGCAATTGTCTCGAACCCGCCTTACTCGGTGAAATGGAAGGGGTCGGACGACCCCACCCTGATCAATGACGAGCGCTTTGCCCCCGCAGGCGTCTTGGCCCCGAAATCCAAGGCGGACTTCGCCTTCGTCCTGCACGCGCTGCATTACCTTTCGTCCCGTGGCCGCGCGGCGATTGTCTGCTTCCCTGGCATCTTCTATCGCGGCGGGGCAGAGCAGAAAATCCGCCAGTATCTTGTCGACAACAACTATGTCGAAACCGTCATCGCGCTGGCGCCGAACCTGTTTTTCGGCACCACCATCGCGGTGACGATCCTTGTGCTGGCCAAGAACAAGCAAAACTCCGATGTGCAGTTCATTGATGCCAGCGGGGATGCGTTCTTCCGCAAAAGCACCAGCACCAACCTAATGGACGATCCCCACATCGCCCAGGTTCTGCGCCTGTTTGCCACCAAAGAGGCGGTGCCACATGTGGCGCAGAACGTGGCGCAGCAAAAGATAATGGACAATGACTATAACCTCTCGGTCAGCGCCTATGTGGAGCCGAAGGACACCCGCGAGGTGACGGATATTGTCACCCTCAATAGGGATATCTCGGACACGGTGAAGCGGATCACAGATCTGCGCGCGCAGATTGACGCGATCGTAGCGGAGATCGAGGCGTGAGCGGTTTCGGGTATCTTGAGCGCCTTTTGAATGGGGCGGTGGTGGAGTGGATGCCGTTGGGAGAGGTTACGCAATATGAGCAGCCCACTAATTACCTAGTTGAATCGTCAAACTATAGCGATGAATTTGCTACGCCGGTGCTTACTGCTGGCAAGACTTTCGTCCTTGGCTACACTGACGAAATGCACGGGATTTATCCTGCGCAATCATCACCTACAATTATATTCGACGATTTTACTACAGCCAATAAGTGGGTTGATTTTGATTTCAAGGCGAAGTCCTCCGCGATGAAGATGATCAAGTCGCGCGACGAGGGGCGTTTCTCTTTGAAGTATGTGTATCATTGGTTGAACACCCTGCCGAGTGAGCAAACTGATGGCGACCACAAACGTCATTGGATCAGTAACTTTTGCAACAAGACCATTCCTATCCCCTGTCCAGAGAACCCGCAGAAGTCTTTGGTGATTCAGGCCGAGATTGTTCGGATATTGGACGCATTCACCGCGCTCACCGCAGAGCTTACCGCAGAGCTTACCGCCCGCAAAACCCAATACAACCACTACCGCAACCAACTCCTCAGTTTTGAGGGCGGGGATGTGGAGTGGAAGACGTTGGGGGAGGTGGCTGAGAACCTAGACTCACGCCGCGTTCCAATCACAAGCGGTCTGAGGCAGCCAGGCAACATTCCCTATTATGGCGCATCAGGAGTCGTCGATTACGTGAAAGACTTTATCTTTGACGGCGATTTTCTTCTGATCTCTGAGGATGGTGCGAATCTGCTTGCGCGAAGCACACCAATCGCATTCAGCGTCAGCGGTAAGTCTTGGGTCAACAATCATGCCCATGTGTTGAAGTTCGACACTTACGCAGAGCGAAAATTCGTCGAATATTACCTGAATAACATAGATTTAACACCTTATATATCGGGCGCTGCCCAACCAAAGTTGAACCAGAAAAACTTAAACAGCATTCGACTTCCATGGCCCGCCCTAGCCGAGCAAGCCCGCATCGTCTCGATCCTCGACAAGTTCGACACGATCACCGCTTCGCTTACCACAGGCCTGCCGCGCGAAATCGCGCTGCGGCAAAAGCAGTACGAATACTACCGCAATCTGCTGCTGAGCTTTCCCAAAGGGGATCAGGCATGACCAAAACCCTTGAAGAGATCGCCGCGCAGCTGCGCGACTCGAACAAAAAGGTCCAACTGATCTACGCTTTCAACGGCACCGGCAAAACCCGTCTGTCCCGCGCCATGAAGAACCTGATTGCCCCCAGGATCGAGGGCGACGACACCCCCGCCCGTAACAAGATCCTCTACTACAGCGCCTTCACCGAGGACCTGTTCTACTGGGACAATGACTTGAAGGGGGATGGCCTGCCCAAGCTGGTGATCCAGCCCAACAGCTTCACCGACTGGATTTTGGTTGATCAAGGCCAAGAGGTGAACATCACCCGCGTGTTTCAACACTATTCCAAGGCAGCTCTGACTCCGACCTTCAATCAGGCCTATACCCTCGACAACGAGGACGGCAGCAAGACCTCGGTGAAGGCCTTTTCCGAAGTGACCTTCACCATCGAGGCAGGCGATGACGCGAGGACAGATGCGTTCAAGATCTCAAAGGGCGAAGAGAGCAATTTCATCTGGAGCATCTTCTACACGCTGCTGGAAACGGTGGTGGCCGAACTAAGTATCGGCGAACCGGATCAGCGCGGGACTGATCAGTTCAACGCGCTGGAATATGTGTTCGTTGACGACCCTGTCAGCTCGCTGGACGAAAACCACCTGATCGAACTGGCGGTGAACCTCGCGAACCTGATCAAGAAGGCCCCCGCTCAACTGAGGTTTGTAATCACCACGCACAACCCGCTGTTCTATAACGTGCTGCATAACGAGTTGGATTTGAAAAAGAAGCCCGCGAATGACGGCTGCTATTTGCTGGAGCGCCATGCAGACGGGAGCTTTACGCTCAATACCAAATACGGTGATGCCAACAAGAGTTTCACCTATCATCTGCATTTGCGGCACATGTTGGAAGAGGCCCTCGAAAAAGATAAGGTAGAACGGTATCACTTTACCTTGCTTCGCAACCTTTATGAGAAGACCGCAGGGTTCTTGGGGCATGACAAATGGGGCGATTTGTTGAACACCGCCGAGGGTAACAAAGAAGCCTATGTGCGCTTGATCAACACCTTCAGCCACTCGTCTCTGTCAACCGAACAGATCGCCGACCCGACCCCGCAACAGAAGCAGACAGTCAAACACTTGCTCGATAACCTGATTGACAACTACGGCTATTGGAAACAGGAAGCGCAGAATGTCTGAGACTCTGACGCCGATCGCCGAGAGCAAGACTTTCATCGTTCTAGATGCATACAAGCGCATCGAAAGTGCCGCCAAGGGTTACCAGAGGGAAGACGATCTGGAGCGTGAACTGGTGCGGGATCTGGTCGATCAGGGCTATGAATTCCGTCCCGACATCACCTCGGCTCAGGCGATGCTTGCCAACATCCGCGTTCAGTTGCAGAATCTGAATAGCGTCGTCTTTTCAGATGTCGAGTGGGTGCGCTTCGTCGAGACCTATCTGGACAGGCCCAGCGAAGGCATCATCGACAAAACCCGCAAGATCCAAGATGACCACATCCATGATTTTGTCTTTGATGATGGCCGCATTCAGAACATCCATTTGGTCGACAAACGCAACAAGACCCGCAACAAGCTGCAGGTTATCAAGCAGTTCGAGCAAACTGGCTCTCATGCCAACCGCTATGATGTGACGATTTTGGTGAACGGTCTGCCCATGGTGCAGATTGAGCTGAAACGGCGCGGTGTTGCAATTCGCGAGGCCTTCAACCAGATCCATCGCTACAGCAAGGAGAGCTTTAACAGCGAGAACTCGCTCTTTCGGTTCCTGCAGATGTTCATAATCTCGAACGGCACCGATACCCGTTATTTCGCCAACACCACGAAGCGCAACAAGAACAGCTTCGACTTCACGATGAACTGGGCACAATCCGACAACGGATTGATCAAGGATCTGAAAGACTTTACCTCAACCTTCCTGCAGAAACGCACGCTGCTGGATGTCTTGCTGCAGTATTCTGTTTTCGATGTCAGCGACACCCTGTTGATCATGCGCCCCTACCAGATCGCGGCGACAGAGCGCATCCTTTGGAAAATCCGCAGCTCTTATCTGGCCAAAACCTGGTGCAAGCCCGAAAGCGGTGGCTTCATTTGGCACACGACAGGGTCAGGTAAGACTCTGACGAGCTTCAAAGCTGCCAGGCTGGCAACCGAACTCGACTTCATCGACAAGGTGTTCTTCGTCGTCGACCGGAAGGATCTCGACTACCAGACGATGAAAGAATATCAGCGGTTTTCGCCCGAAAGCGTTAACGGTTCTGACAGCACCGCAGGGTTGAAACGTAATCTGGAGAAGGATGACAACAGGATCATCGTCACCACTATCCAGAAGCTGAACAACTTGATGAAGGCCGAAGCTGATCTGCCCATCTATGGCAGGCAGGTCGTCTTCATCTTCGACGAGTGCCATCGCAGTCAATTCGGTGAGGCGCAGAAGAACCTGAGGAAGAGATTCAAAAGGTTCTACCAGTTCGGCTTCACCGGCACGCCGATTTTTCCGGAGAATGCTGCGGGCGCGGAAACCACCGCCAGCGTGTTCGGGCGCGAGTTGCATTCCTACGTGATCACGGATGCCATCCGTGACGAGAAGGTGCTGAAGTTCAAGGTCGATTACAACGACGTGCGGCCGCAGTTCAAAGCCATCGAGAGCGAGCAAGACGAGAAAAAGCTAAGCGCCGCGGAAAACAAGCAGGCCCTGCAGCATCCCGAACGGATCAAGGAAGTTTCGCAGTATATCCTTAACAATTTTCGCCAGAAGACGCACCGGCTAAAGGCGGGAAGCGGCGGCTTCAACGCCATGTTCGCGGTCAGCAGCGTGGATGCTGCCAAGCTATATTACGAGACGCTGAACGCGCTGCAGGCCAACAACGACAAGCCCCTGAAGATCGCGACGATCTTCTCCTTCGCCGCGAACGAAGAACAAGACGCCGTCGGGGACATCCAGGACGAGAGTTTTGACGTTTCGGCGATGAACAGCAGCGCCAAAGAATTTCTGAATGCGGCGATCCGGGACTACAACGCGTATTTCAAGACGAGTTTCGGCGTCGATGGGCTGGGTTTTCAAAACTATTACCGAGACTTGGCGAAGCGCGTAAAATCCAGAGAAGTCGATCTGCTGATCGTTGTCGGCATGTTTCTGACCGGCTTCGACGCCCCGGCTCTGAACACCTTATTCGTTGACAAGAACCTTCGCTTCCACGGCTTGATACAGGCATTTTCCAGAACGAACCGCATTTACGACGCGACCAAGACCTTTGGCAATATCATCGCCTTCCGTAATCTCGAACAGGCGACCGTCGACGCGATCACGCTTTTCGGGGACAAGAACACCAAGAATGTTGTCTTGGAGAAAAGCTACGACGAATACATGAATGGCTTTCGGGATCAGGAAAACGGGAACACCCGACGCGGTTTCATCGATATCGTGAGTGAACTAGAAAGCCGGTTTCCGAACCCTTCAGCGATCGAAAAAGAATCCGATAAAAAGGATTTTGTAAAATTATTCGGCGAGTATCTCAAGGCCGAAAATACCCTGCGGAACTACGATGAATTCGCGGCACTGAAAGCTCTTCAGGACGTGGATGCCCGTAATCCAGAGGCCATGGAATGCTTCAAGGCGAAGCACTATCTGAATGACGACGTGCTGCATGAAATGCAGAAAACTCATCTGCCTTCTGAGCGCAAAACCCAAGATTACAGGTCCACCTACAACGACATCCGAGACTGGCTGCGGCAAGAAAAGAGCGCGGCCGACAACGATAAATCTGGTATCGACTGGGATGATGTGGTGTTTGAGGTCGATCTGCTCAAATCGCAGGAGATCAACCTCGAATATATCCTCGAACTGATCTTTGAGAAGAACAAGAAGTTTAAAGACAAGGTGGGGCTGATCGAGGAGGCCCGCCGCGCAATTCGTGCCAGCCTCGGCAACCGGGCGAAGGAGAGCCTAATCGTCGACTTCATTAACCTGACAGACCTTGATCGCCTCGACGACAAGTCAAGCCTGATCGGCGCGTTCTTCGCCTTTGCACGGGAAGAGCAACGCCGCGAAGTGGGCGAGATCATCACCTCCGAAGATCTGAATCCCGAGGCGGCAAAACGTTATATCGAGATTTCGGTCAAACGAGAGTTCGCGTCTGAAAATGGGGCTGACCTAAATGCCATACTGCCCAAAATGAGCCCGTTGAATCCTAAATTTCGGGGCAAGAAGGCGAGAGTATTCGAGAGGATTTCCGACTTTGTCGATAAGTTCAAGGGTGTCGGTGGTGAAATGTGAGTGCGGCGGTCTGCACACTGATGAGCATCGCCACCGTTCATCCCACATGCAGCGAGTGACAACTCCCCGCCCTCAAGATCGATTTCACCCCATGTTCCAAGGCCGCGGCTTCGGCATCGCCGTCGTCACTTCGACGTCCCGCAGCATCCCGCCCGCGATTAGGCCCTCGCGAACCCAGCTAAGCGCCTGCCACCAGTCGTCATAGCTGCGCCGGGCAGCCTCGATCTGCTGCGGATAGGGGGAGAAAGTCACCGGGCAGGCCAGAATGTCAACGCTCTTCCATGTGGCACGGGAGCCCGCGCCACGCACCCGGATGCGCTCGACCGCTACGACGACGGTGCCCGCATGTGTGCCGTGCTGGTTCTTCTTGACGATGGTCGGAACGCAGCGCGGGACGGCGCCGGGCATCCAGTCCGGGGTTAGCCCGGCTCGTGCCAGTTCCGCCACACGGATTGCCATTCGCTTGCCGCCGAGGCTGTCGGGGAGTCCGGCTACAGTGGCGGCGATCACCTCGGCGTCCTCGTGGGTGTATCCGCCAATCTTGTGCTGCCCGCCGTCGATCTTGCAGCCCAGTGCGGCGCGTTGCAGCAGAACATATTCCAGGCCGAAGCCAAACCCTTCCTCGCTCACGTTCTGGGGCGGTGGGAGTTCGAGTTGGGCCTTCTCGACCCGGAACGCCCATTCCAGTGCTGCCTGAACGCCCAGCGCCCGTTTGACTTTCGTGCCACCGGCGCGGCTGATCGGTCGATGCAGGGTCATTGCACGCCCCGTTTTCTGAGGCGTTCGGCCGTGACAAGTCCGCGGGCCAGCATGGCGTCGCGCATGGTGTTGGAAATCATGCTGGTTGGCAGGAAACGGTCGGAATTGACGAGGTCGGCGTAGAAGGCAGGGAGATCGGTGATTGGCGCGGCGGCAGGGTCAGAAACTGGCCTCGGCTTCCGCCGCTTCCGGCCAGCATCCTCAACCTTGCGCGTGGCTGCCCGTTGCATCCCCCGGTCGAGCGCTTTTGGTCCATCGGGAGGCTGGGGGTGGTCCTTGCGGGAGGCCTTGGCCGTGGCGATGATTTCCGCCTCGGTCAGGCCCAGCTCGTCGCGCCAGCGTTGGACATGCTGCCGGGGCGGCCAGCCTTGCCACCAACCGGGCAGGGCGGCGGGATCGAGGCCCAGCGTGCCGAGGAGATCAAGGAACATCTCATCGGAAATGGGCACGCGCGCCTGCGTGTCCTCCTCCTCCTTTACTGGTTCCCTTAGAGGTTCTCTTACAAGGTTAGTCTCCGGATTCCGGAGATGGATATCGGGAAAATCCGGAGATGGGTTCGCCGGAAATCCGGAGATGGCTCCAAGTCCAGATTCCGGAGTTGGGTTATCCGGTGGTTCGCTTTCTGTTCTCTCAAAGCCTTCTTCGGTTTCCGGAATTGGCTTTTGCGAGAAACCCTCTTCGAACCCCAGGATGTAGCGAGTTGCCTGGCGCTTGTGCGTGCGAGGATCATGGCTGCGAACGCGCCGGATCAACCGTAGCTCCTCGAGCCGGGCGAGATGTTCGTTCAGTGCTGAGACCGACATTTCCACATCCTCAGCCAGCCTGGCCTGCGTCGGAAAGCAGCCGAAATCCGGGTTGTGCCGGTCGCAGAGGAACCAGAGCACGATCTTGGTCGCCGGTTTCAAACCGCGCTGCTGTATGGCCCAGATGGTTGCACGATGGCTCATGGGGCAAGCCTCCGCGTGGCGGGCGCAATACGCGTGGTGAAGCCGTGATGGGCCAGCGCACCCAGCGCGTCGTCGAGGCTGCGCACCAGTGCCCAGCAGAAGCCCTGTGCCAAAACCGCATCCCTGAACGCCTCCTGCGCCGGCCGTAGTCGCCCCTTGGGCGCTTTCAGCTCGAGGAAGAGGATGCGGCCATCGCAGAGGATCATCAGATCGGCGAATCCAGCGTGGACGCCCATGCCGACGAGGATCGCTTGGCGTTTTGACCCGCGGGGGCCGGGTTCGGTCACCTCATTGGCACAATGATGGATGATCGCGGCACGGGGCAGGGCGAAGCGCAGCGCCTGTACCACGACGCGCTGTAGATCGGCCTCGGGGGTGCCACGGCGTTTCATCGCTCGGTCCTCCCCTGATCCTCGCGCTGGGCGCGCTGAACCGGGCGTCGCGCGTCAACCACCAAGAGTAGGCGCTGGGCGTCAGCGCGTTCTTCAGCGGTTTCGCCGTGTCGGACGAGCACAATGCAGGCGAGCCGGAGCATTTGGTCGCTGTGATGCACGACATCCGCGATGACGGCGCGCGCCTCGGTGACGCGGTCGCCCGGCCAGTCGGAGTGGGGAGGCTTCTGCATCACCGGCGTCCTCCGGCATGGCGGCGGCGCGGGGCGTCTTGCTCCTGCTCTTCCAGCCATTCCTCGACGGCAGCGCGGCGGTAATAGACCTTGCGCCCGGCGCGCACGCAGGGCGGTCCGGTCCGCATCGCCTCCCAGCGCCGGAGGGTGTCGACCGAAAGGCCGAGCTCCAGCGCGAGGTCGAGGCGGCTGATCCAGCCGACCAGCAGCGTGCGGGGTTTTTCCATGGTGTCTGGCATCGATCCGAGATGCAGCATCGGGGTCTCCTGGTCTTGGCCCCGGTGATCGGGGGTAACTTGCAGGAACCAGTGAGCGCAGACCCGAAGGAGTGGCGGCGAGGCGGAGGGTGGCGGAAAGAACGCCGCCTTAGCGCCACCCCTTGTTTTGCTAGGATTTTCGGGGCCGGCCGGCTTTGAACAGGGTGAAGAGAGCGTGGGCGAGCGGATGGGTGAAACAGACGCCATGGCCGCAAACACCTGCAAACATCCGGATAGGCCGGGTTTGACTGGCGCAGATAGGCAAAGAGGGGGTGGCACCCGACACGGCAGCAGCGCCACCATCGGATTCGTTGGTGATTTGCTGATCCGCTGTTCCTTGCAGAGGGAATTCTTGGCTCAGCGTTCCCGTCCGCGCGGCAGCGACGACAACGCCATTCAGCTGCCCATCGCAGGAAGCTCAACAAAACAAGGGGTGGCATCACTCTGGCGTTGGCCCCGCCACCCTCCGCCTCGGCGCCACCCGAGCCTTCATGCTTGTCTTGATGTCCAGGCGAAACCACGCCTCATGTCGGATGCAAGAAGGATCCAACTCATGCCCGAACGCATCAAACTGACAGAAAAAGTGCTGCGCGACGCCGAGCCCGTGCCCGGGCGGGACTACCAGATCTTCGATACCGACCTGCGGGGTTTTGCCGTATGCATCTATCGCGGCGGCGGTCGGGCTTTTACGATCGACTACCGGCATGCGGGTCGACAGCGTCGAATGACCTTCGGGCGCTGGCCGGAATGGTCCGTAGCGGCGGCGCGGGAACGGGCAAAGGAACTGAGGCGCGAGATCGATGCCGGGGCCGACCCGCTTGCCCTGCGCGAAGCGAAGCGCGATGCGCCACGGGTGAATGACCTGATCGAGCGTTACTGTGCCGAGCACCTGCCGAAATTGTCGGAACGGAGCGCGGCCGACCAGCGATCGGTGATGGCCAAGATGGTAGCGCCAGTGTGGGGCCGCAAGCTGGTGACGGAAATCACCGCGAGCGATGTCGACAAATTCCTCACCCGTGTGGCCGAGGGCCGGGCGCGGCCACACAAGGAAAAGCCGAACAACAGGGCCCGCAAGTTGCAGGGAGCGAGGCCGACGCCCGTGCGTGCCAACCGCGTGGGGGAAATCCTGCGCAAGATGTTCACGCTGGCGGTCCAGTGGGGCTGGTGCGAGGACAATCCCGCCCAGCGCTTTCACCGCCGCACGGAAACCCCGCGTGAGCGGTTCTTGTCAAAGGAAGAAATCGCCAGCCTCGGCGAGGCGCTGGATGCCGCCGAAGACCGGCGCGCGGCCGACATCATCCGGATGTGCATGCTGACCGGCGCCCGGCTGGGCGAGGTGCGACAGGCTCGATTTGAACAGTTCAACCTTGAGCACATGAGCTGGTCGAAACCGCCCACCATGACGAAACAGCGCCGCGCGCATCGCGTGCCGATCTCGGACGAGACCGCCGCTGTCGTGCGTCAACGCATGCTTCACGTCCCACGGGGCACGCCGTGGCTTTTCCCCGGCGACACGCCCGGTCAGCCGGTGCAGGAAGTGCGCCGGTTCTGGGCACAGGTGCAGAAGCGATGCGGGTTGCAGGATGTCCGCATCCACGACCTGCGTCATACATTCGCTTCGCTCCTGGTCAGCGGCGGTGCATCCTTGGAGATGATCGGGAAGCTGCTGGGGCACAGCCAGATGCAGACCACCCTGCGCTATGCCCACCTGATGGATTCACCCCTGCGCGCCGGCGTCGACGCTGTGGCCATTGCGTTGCGGCCGAAGCCGCGGCTGGTCCACGACGCCGAGGATCGCGGCGACCGCAAGTCGGCCTGA